ATACCCTTGACATAGATTCAGGTGAGAGAGATACAAATGTGCATGCTCACGCTAATAACTATGTTGTAACTCTCAAGGAACCTATTTATGATGTAACAAAGGTTACTCTAGTCTCCGCGAGAATACCTACACCACAGCTAACAATTTGTTCTACAAATAAGACTTTTAGTATTTATGATTCTGGTGCCCCGGATGATACGATTGAAGTTACACTTGATGAAACAAACTATACAAGTGGTACGACTTTAGCTAGCGACTTGGATACTCTCATGCAACCACCTTTGACATGTATAGATGAAGTTGTATTTGACTCGGATACCCAAGCTCTTACATTTTCAAATACAGATGTTGGGTCTAGTAACACGTTTACGTTTCAATTCTTTGATGGTACGAATGGTTATTTGAGTAATGCAGCTGTCACTACACCACATCAAGTCATAGGCTTTTCGTCTAAAAACCCACCAGTAAGTGATAGTATTGTCTCAGGTGCAATCAATTTAGAAGGTCCAAACTCTCTCATTCTTCGTCTTACAACTGGATCTGATGAACTTACAAAAACAATTTATTCAGTTACGCCATTTTATACAGGTCATATTCTATTAAATGGTTCAAATTTCATAAATTATCATCACGCGGACGATCCATTAACATATGAATTTTACAAAGGACCTCAAAAATACATAAAAGATATCAAAATTGAGTTTTTCTACATGAGTCATGGACGATTAATACCATATGATTTTAGAAATCAGGATCATGTATTGAAGTTTGAAATTACGGGATCTACGGATAAACTTGAAGGACTACCAAAAGTTCCTATCGAAAACATAAAAGATGAGATACCATCACCACCACCATCACAAATAAGCATCCCAACTGCGTTGGACGATGTTTATAAGTGGAAAGAGTATCTTTCTATTGGTATAATTATATTTGTTGGAATTGTTCTACTGTCCCTGATGCGTAAACGCCCCAAACTTAGCGAGTAATCGCGAAGACTGGTTGAGCTGGCTTGGAGACGCGAGTAGAGATGCGCGCGATAACCAAATAGACAGCAATGGACAAGAGGGTGGTCAAGATGGCGGTGAGGGTGTACTGGACACCACCGTTCTTTGGCACCTTGATGAGTTGTTGGATGGTCCAACGAACGAGGTCATTCCAGCTGAGAGCAGCCGCGAAAGAGAAACCCGCAACGATAGCGTTAAGGGATTGAGTTTCGAGCTCTTGAGTGACAAGTTCAACAGTGTCAATAGCTTGTTCGATCATACCGGACATGGCGAGTTTTTTATACTATATGTACGGAAAATTTTTCATTCTGGAAGCAACTCTTCTTTTTCGACCAATTTTTTATATTTGGGTCTCCTGACTATTTGTGACTTTGCAAATATTTGCTCCTCTTCGTCATCGGAATCTCCATCGGAACTACTTGCTGAATCTTCATCACCTGTAGCTTTGAATGACTTATATTCAGAATTCGTCCATCCCTCCAGATCCGATGTACTCATTACTATTAATAGCATTTTTTAACATCTCTTCTACCGGACTTTGTGGCGTCCAAGTTTCCCAGCGATCATAAGCTTCATTCATTTGTCTAAATGTTTGATCATCTCCTGAATATCTTTCAAATGGTGGGCATTTATCTGGATCAACTTCTTCCAAATCTTCTTCATCCGAGGATTCTTCATCGTAAACTTCTGGGCAGATAGAACCTATATTTTGTCCAACTGTGTACATCACACAGTACTTGATGGCGTATTCCATGTCTTCACCAAGTACTGTATCACGACCACACGCCTTTGAATATTCTGCTGCCAATATCATACTTCTTTCAAGTACTGGTAGAAGAATACCAAAAAGGGCCTCTTGTTGTGATTCTTCATAAGCTCCTGAGGATTCACCAAAACCGGTTTTCATCATCTTTCTTAGTATTTGACGTCAAAAATAGTTTTCGCACTTCCCTCACTTACACGTAGAATGTTATGACTTAGTGCGTATATTCGCAATTGTCTTGCATAGTCTGCACATGGTGTTAGACTTAATTTTAGAATTTGTTCTTTTACAAGACTAAAGTTAACTTGTCCAGTTGGATACCACTTCTCCGGTTCAAGAGCAAAACTATAGGAATAGAATCTTCTCAAAAGTTGTGTTTTGGAGTGGTGAATTGCAGACTGAACTGCTTTGAGAAATATAACACTACCCGTCTTTTCTGTAATAATTGGTTGTCCATCTAGATCAAGTGTAAGATAATCAAGATTTTCATATAAAATAAACTTTCCACCTGTATCTGCGAGAGTATTATCATAATCAAATGGTGTTATAAATTCTCCTTCTCCTGTACCTACATCTCCCTGTCTCTGAATGACAAAGTAAAGTTCCTTTACGGGATTTACAAAATCTAATTTAAAATTACCCGTTTGCACAGCCTGCGCGATATCAAAAACATTTTGTTGAATCTGTGTTATAACGTAATCAATTTTCCGGTTTTCAATTTTAATTCTTTCACATGAGTCCAAAAATATTACTTCTGCACACAGTTTAAAATCTTTCAGATGAATACTTCCAGGTGTTACTGGTTGAAGTTCTCCGGTTGTTCCTTTTATTATAAGATGATCGTGGTTACGAAGTTTAATTTCAACTTCAATTTCTTGTTTTTTTATAGCACATAATGGTATTGCCAGTTCTGAATTATCGTAAAAGTAAAAGGGTAAATCTACGAAAAACTCTTCATCGTTATTAGCTGTACTATTTATACCAAGTATATCCTTGTCAGATACCCTGGTAGATACCGTACGTTCTGGATATTTTCCAATAAGTTCTTTGAGAGCCCTTTGTTTTGTTTGTGTAACATTGTGTTCACTATAAATCTGAAGATAATCACTTGGTATTCTTTGTATGATTTTACCACCAATTATCAGATCTACATATTCAATAAGTGCATGACCTATAGAATCTATGTATCTAGGATCATCGTATATTATAGTAGAAATAGCGGGCAATTTCATTTTAACACTAAGAGTTTTCAATAAATCACCTGTATTTTGAGCAACTTTAAACGTTACCTTTCCACCAAAGTCGGCTGTGTTTTCTGGGTCTATATTTACATATTCTCTTGCAAAATTTGAATGTTTTCTGAAACTTTGCAAAAAGTATGTATAGTCTGGATCTGAAGTAAAAAACCTGTCTTGAGGTCCAGATGCTAAAAGCTGTACACGACCAGCCATTATTAATATAACATTCTAAAATTTTAAACCTGCTAAACCACCACTTACTCTAAGTATATTGTAGTTCACTGCATATACACGTGTATTATTATCATCAACATCGTTTATTGGATCTATTTCAATAGTTAACAGTTTATGAGATATTCTACTCATATTAACTTGTCCAGTTGGATAATAAACTTCTGGATTAAGAGCAAAGCTGTACATTGCAAATTCGGATTGTTTATAGTTTGTAGATGAAGTATATTTGGGTGGACTAATGTGGTGTTTAATAGCTTGTTCGTATACCAAAAACTTGTAGTTTCTGTCAAAAACTGGCTCGTTATTAAACTTCAATTTAACGTTTGTGATTTTATTATATCTATTTGGGTGATTATCACGAACCGCCTCTTCTGATTGCGAAACAAAGAAAAGTTCTCTTACTGGATGCGCAAAATTTAACATTACGGACTTCGTATTTTCGCCAGCTTTCATAACAAATTTTGACATTTGAACCTGTGTGATAACATAATCCAAGGGTCTGGACATCATAAAGTTCCGTTCTCTTTCGGTAAGAAACACAAATTCTGTATCTATAGAACATTTTAACAAATTTGCCGAAACTCCTGGTGATGCACCACCTTCAATTAGTTCTGTAAGTGGTCTCAGTTTTATTTTAACTTCAACTAATTGCTTTGTTAGTGCACACGTTGGTATAGCTAGACTTGGATTACGGTAAAAGTAAAATGGAAGATCCATAAAGTAAGTATAGTTACCCGTATAACTTAAAAGTTCACCATGCCCATTTAAAAAATATATAGTTTGATCGGTGTCATCGTCTGTATTATGAAGCTGTTGATGCATGTAAATATATTCCCCTGTAATTTTTTCAATGGTTTGTCCACCTATAAGAAGTTCAGCACTTTCTACCATATGCGAAATTATGGAAGGACACCATTCATCACCACCAGGTGAGGGGTCATCAAGTGTAACTTTTAATGTCATATTTCTAATAACATCACCTTTATCATTTGGTATCCGATAGTGAAGAGTTTTACCAAAGTCTAAACTGTTACCATCAAATTGACTTTCAACGTAGTCTATTGCAAACTTTGTGTGTCTCTTGAAATTCATCAGGAAATATGAAAATTGCGGATCTCCTGTTAACCATTGATCTTGGATCCCAGTGGCAGCAAGTCTTAAGCGACCTGACATTCCTACATTATGTGAGTAAAATTTTGCTAAATAAAACGGAACACTAATGTAGAATGAATCTTCAGTTGAGGAAATTCAAACCCGAGACTATGAGTGATGATCGGGTGTGCGTGTTTATAGGTAAGCGAAACACAGGGAAATCCACCTTAGTCAAAGACGTAATGTACCACAAAAAACATATTCCAGCTGGAATAGTTCTATCGGGGACCGAAGAAGGAAACCATTTTTACGGAGAATTTATTCCAGATCTATTTGTGTATGGTGAGTATGATCGTGATGCGATTGAGAGAGTTATATCTAGGCAGCGGAAATTAGTTGGTACAACGGGTAAAAATCAAAACAATGGAGCTTTTATGCTTCTTGATGATTGTATGTATGATTCAAAGTTTCTCAAAGATACGTGCATTCGTCAGTGTTTTATGAATGGTAGACACTATAACATCTTTTTCATGTTAACAATGCAGTATGTAATGGATCTCCCACCTGCATTGAGAGCCAATGTAGATTATGTATTTATCCTCAGGGAAAACATTATTCAAAATAGAGAAAAACTTTACAAATCTTTTTTTGGAATCTTTCCAACTTTTGATATGTTCAACAAAGTGATGGATGCTTGTACGGAAAACTATGAGTGTCTCGTATTAGACAACACTGTAAAGTCTAATAAGATCACTGATTGTGTGTTCTGGTACAAAGCCACAGTAAGGAAGGGATTCCGTGTGGGTAGTCCAAACCTGTGGAATCTTCACAAGAAAATGTATAACCCAAAGTATTTAGACCAAAAGGAGGAAGATGCTAAAAAAGCTACGAAGAAGACTAATCTTAAAATTACAAAGACGAAATAACAAATAGATATTCTGTAACTTTACTAGGACGATTCTTTCGGTTGCGACTTCCCTTATAGCATGAATAGTCAATTTCAATTTTTTTATATTTGTATGGTTTGAGAATTTCTTCCCACTCTTCAGGTGTTATGAAACCTTCATTATTGTAAGACACTAAGGTATGTTTAGCTTTTTCGGTTGATAATTTCAAGGTAAGTTCCATAGCATCTTTGATCTTGTTTTTATAATTATACTGACTTTTGTTCCAGTTTCCCGGGATACCTGATACTTTTGAAATTGTATGAGGTCTTTCGTTAGTACAAATCAGATTTAACATAAAATAGTTTGAACCATACGGGTGTTGATTATATGGTGGATCCAGGTATATAAGATCAACTTTTGGAAGGTTTTTCAAAAACTCACATGCATCTTGTCGACACACGGTAACATCTTTACCAGGTTCAATCCATATAGGTGGTTCAACTTCTATCTTTTTTGTTATTCTATCAACTGCGTGGCCACCCTTTCCACCCCAACCACCTTTATGAAATCCTTTGAATACACCGGATGTATTTGTGTGAATACTTGCTTTCACCAGGAGAGGACCGAGACAATATGGTTTTAGTTTCTCCGGAACACATTTTTCAATATAATCCAACATACCATCAATTCTTCGCCCATTTTCGGGTGTATAAAATTGACGTTCATCAGAAGCATAAAGTTCTGTTATAAAACCAATTTTATCCGGACATTGATTCATATTTTCTATGTGTTGAGTTATGTCATCTTGGTCAGCCCATGATGGAGTCTTTAAAAAACAATGAGAAAGGACTTCACAATATCTTTCCAAATCATTTACATACAACTTTTCACAGTTTGTAAGTAACATTCTTGAAACAGCTCCCGAACCAGAAAAAGTGTCAACACAACTAAGTGGCTTTAATACCTTTATAACATCTTCTATTACATGTACAAGTTTTCTTTTGTTACCAATGTAAGTAATTAACGGCTGTTTAACATATTCGGTCATTCTTAAAAATATATCAACGGATTTCTCTAATACAGGCCGCGTCACTCACATTTCTCAAAAACATATGAATATATCAAATGTCTACGGATATAAGTACATTGAATTTGTCGGATAATGGTGATGGTATGGTTTCTTTGAATGATAAACCAACAACCAATTTTATCCCAAATTTATCAGCAGATAAACCACCACCACACGAAGCGTTTTCGCAACCCGAAAAAAATGTGAGTCAAAATAAACAGACGATGGACTCTACTCCAATTAATGATATTATGATGGAACCACCAATGATGATGGATGAGCCCAAGATGCAAGGAATGATGCCACAAATGACCGCCCCACAACCTCAGGGTGCTTATGCTATGCCACAACAAGAAGCGAAGCCAGAAAACAAGAATCCATTGAATCTTACCGATGATCAAATGATTGCTCTTCTTGCTGGTGCCGCTGCGGCTCTTGCTGTATCT